AGTTTAGGTTCAAAAATAACTGGTTTATTGTTTGAACCTATTGATTTTTTGACAGCACAGAGCATACGTGCAGAAATAGAAACAACAATTAATAACCATGAACCAAGAGTTAGTTTGACAAACGTTCAGGTTGTTGAAAATCTAGATAATAATGCATATGACGTTTCACTTGAGTTTTTTATTGGTAATAACGTTGAACCGACAGCAATCAGTTTAATCCTTGAGAGGACAAGATAATGGCTTCAGCCAATTCCGGACTACAAATAACAAACTTAGACTTTGGTTCGATTAAATCAAGTCTGAGAACATTTTTACAGCAACAAAATACACTTCAAGATTATAATTTTGAAGGCTCTGCATTATCTGTTCTAGTTGATTTGTTGGCGTATAATACACAGTATAATGCATATTATCTGAACATGGTAGCAAATGAGATGTTTTTGGATTCCTCAATACAAAGAGGTTCCGTAGTTTCACACGCAAAACTATTAAATTATATTCCACGTTCAGCAGTTGCACCAAAAGCAATAATAAATCTAACAGTTAATCAAGTAAGTGGTGGTTCTCTGACGTTACCAAAAAATACTAGATTTATTTCAGAAGCAATCGATGATGTAAACTATACTTTCGTTACAACAGATTCACACACTGTAAATGTCGTTGCAAACACAGCAATATTCGATGCAATTGAAATATCTCAAGGTATTCCAGCATCATTTTCGTTTACATATAACTCAGCATCAAATCCAAAACAAACTTTTGAAATACCAGACGTAAACGTTGATACTGGTACTATTGTGGTTACTGTACAAGAATCTTCCACAAACGTAACTATTGAAACATACAATTTATCAACCGATTTTCTAACATTAGACACACAAAGTAAAGTATATTTCCTTCAAGAAAATATGAATGGTAAATATGAAATTTATTTTGGTGATGGTATACTGGGAAAATCACTTATCAATAATAACGTTGTAAACATAAGCTATATCGTAACGAATGGTTCAGCATCTTCTGGTGCAAATTCGTTTACAATTTTACAATCTGTCGGTGGTTTTTCCAATACGGTAACTACTTCTACATCCTCTGCATCACAAGGCGCAGACAAAGAATCAATAGATTCTATCAAATATTCTGCACCAAAAGCATATGCTGCTAGAGGTCGTGCAGTAACAAAAGAAGATTACATTTATCTGATACAGAACAACACTTCAAACTTACCTGTTGAATCGGTTTCTGTTTGGGGTGGTGAAGAAAATGATCCTCCTATTTACGGTCAACTTTTCTGTGCAGTCAAACCAACAGGCGGTCTAACACTAACACCAACACAGAAGCAAAGATTGGTTGAAGAAGTAATCAAACCAATTAGTGTTGTAACAGTTACACCAACAATCGTTGATCCGGATTACACCTTCTTGAAGTTGAACACAACGGTTTTATATGATTCTACAAGAACGAATCTAACATCTGGTCAATTACAAGCACAGATTAAACAAAGTGTTTTTAATTTTTCACGAAACACACTGAACACTTTCAATTCAATATTCAGGTTGCCAGAATTAATCACAACAATACAAACGGTTGATCCTTCTATCATCACTAACGATACATCTGTTAGATTGCAAAAGAAGTTTTTCCCTAGCTTGACAACAAAAACAACCTACAGTTTTAGATTTGGTGCACCACTCAAGAGAAACTATTTCAATGCCGGTTTAAATTCTCAACCAGCGTTTTCAACCAGAGATATAAATTCGAACAATCAAATACGAACAGGTGTTTTCTTTGAAGAAGTACCAACAATTGTTGGCGGCATATCAGCAATTAATGTAACGAATCAAGGTTTCGGTTACACAAAAGTGCCGACAGTAACGATAACAGGTGATGGCACAGGCGCATCCGCTTATGCCGTTCTGGTTGGTGGTAGAGTTAATTCTATCATCATAACAGATCCTGGTTTGAATTATACACAAGCAACAGTCACAATTACACCTGCACCAGGTGACACCAGCGGCTCTTTGGCTTTCGCTATAGCGACTCTTGAAGGATCAATTGGTGAATTGCGTACATATTATTATAACAACAATGTAAAAACTATTTTGAATGGTAGTGCAGGAACTATCGACTATACCAATGGTGTAGTCACGCTTACCGATTTTGCACCACTTACTATTGATAATCCATTAGGTCAATTCACTATTTCTGTTGTGCCAGAATCCACAATCATATCATCTTCATTCAATAGAATAGTATCAATTGACGAGTTCGATCCAGAAGCTGTAACAATTAACGTAACTACATCATAATGTCAAACTTAGCTAATAAAACTTCTTTAAAGGTACCATACCAGTTACCTGAATTTATTAGGTCTAACGAAGATTACCAAACTTTCGTTTCATTTATTCAGGCATACTATGAATGGATGGAACAGTACAATATTGGTAGTGGTAAATTGGGTGCAGTTTATGGTTCACAGAACCTTTTAAACTATATTGATGTAGATTTTTCGGAGAATGGTGAAACCTATAATCGTTTCATAGATTATTTTATGAACGATTTTCTGCCAAACTTTCCAAAGGAAATATTAGCAGACAAAGCAAAGCTATTGAAATTATCAAGAGAACTATATGACACCAAAGGTACACCTGCTTCATATAAGTTCTTGTTCCGTGCTTTGTACAATTCAGAAGCACAGATATATCCAACAAGAGACACCGTTTTTAGAGCATCAGATGGAAAATGGTATGTTTCTAAAAGTTTGAGATTGGACACAGGCGATCAAAACTTTCTATTGACTTCAAACTATCGACTATTTGGTGAAACATCAAAATCTATTGCTACAATTGAACGAGCAAGGGTTGTAAACAACAAAATTGAAGTTTACATTTCCAACATCGAAAGACTTTTTCTTTCTGGTGAAGTTGTCAGAGTTGTCGATAACAATAATCAAGACATATATTTCAAAGACGGTAAGATAGTACCAGCAGGAACATCAGGCTCAACTACCTTATCCGCAAGTGTTCTGGGTTCTATATCAAACGTAGACATTAAAAATAATAAAAGAGGTCAACTCTATGTTGGTCGCTCAAGCACCTATTCCGGAGACCCAGTTGTTTTTTATGGTGGCTTAAACAGTCCTACAGGTGTTGGTGCAAGAGCTTTCGTTAATGAAACCACTTCAGGATCGATACGTCAAATAAGTGTTATTGATGGTGGTGAAGGATATAGAATAGATCCCAACACATTCATCAGTTTCTTCGGAACAGGAAGAGGTTTGATTGCCAACGTAACAAACGTTGATGCAACTAACACAATGAATGTTGCACAGATACCTATAAATCAAATAGCAAATAACATATTGACGTTTGATATTGGTGATACATATACGTTTTTTCCAGCAAACACATCAGCGAAAGTAAGTAGTTCTCTTGCGAACGCATTCTCTTTTACATCATTCTCAACTTTTCCAATATCAGCGATTGCGGTGAATAACGGTGGCGGAGGTTTCACCCGTATGCCATCACTGTTGGCTGAAAGTATCTACGATACAAATGATGTAAGTGGTGCCATAAAAGGTAAACTTGCCAGCTTAGGTATGCTCGGTAAAATTAGAATCGTAAATGGTGGTACAGGATACTCCAACGGAGACTTCATCGTATTCAATGGTGGTACAGGATATGGTGCAAATGCAAACGTAACTGTTAATGCAACAGGTACAATTATTTCCGCAGAATACAGACAAGTTTTCAGAAACAATGTGCCACTATATCCAAAAGGTGGACTTGGTTATAAACAAACAGTTTTACCTACGCTATCAGTTCAAAGCACAGGAACAAACGCAGTATTAACTGTCGAAAATGTTTTGGGTGCAGGTGCCGAGTTAGAACCAATACCGGACGAAAGAGGTATTGGTGCAATTACATCGTTTGTGATTGAGAATTTCGGTGAAGATTATATTTCGGCACCTAATGTTTCTTTACGTGTCAGAGATTTAGTTGTTACAAACGTTACAATCACAAACTTGGTAAAATCAGGTGAACTGATCTATCAGGGAAATAATGCAAACAATTCGGTGTTCAGAGCATTTGTAGATTCGATTTCGCTACTTGAGAGTGATCCTGTAGAAGCAAATTCCAAATATCTACTGAGAACATATAACTATACATCGAATACTAAAACAAATTTGTTATTAAATGTCACAGATAGAGTTGCGGGTCCAAATATTTACCTGAATTTGGATAACACTTACAGTACCTTTGATGGTGATGGAAATTACATTTTCAGAGAAGGTGTGCGAACATATGGTAACGGTGCAGCACAAGCAGCAGCAAGATTCTTAAGTGGTTTGATTATCGGTGAAGGGCAGTACATCAATGATGATGGTTTCCCAAGTTCATATCAAATTTTACAGGATGAAATATACAACAACTTCACATATCAATTGTTGGTTGAAAAGTCTTTTAGTGCATATAAAGAAATACTATTTAAGCTATTGCACCCATCTGGTACAAAAATTGTACCGATAAATGTACTTAAAAACATCAAAGAAATTGACGTACATCGTGAATCGTTCTTGGCCAATTCACACACATTGGGTTTCTATACCGGCGATGCTGGATCAAGTGCTTCAATTTTCGGTTCTTTCACGAACACAAGTAACAACATAATCAAATTCAACAATTTGGTGGGTTCAAATCTTGAGAGCTTTATTTTCACTGGTTCTAAGATTTCTCTGAACTCGAATACGGGACCCAATGTATATTCATCCGTTATTTCTGTGGAGGCTGCAAGCAACACAATCGTAATTCAAGATAATGTATTCTTAGCTTTCGCCAATGTTGCATTTGCAAATGTTACCTCAAGTAATAGTAAAATAAATATTATACGTGCAACGGAACAATACAATGTAATCAACAATGGAGAGTATTCTAATCCTTCCAATCCTATACAAGATATTATCTTTAATGGAGATACGATTAGAGTTTATGCGAATGCAACAAACATTTATACAGGAACAGTAAGTCACATTGTATATTCCAACAATGCAATTTTTGTGTCACCTGCACCAACATTCAACACTTCAAATGGTCTGGTTTCGATTACAAGAAATGTGACAACAACAGACGTAAACATTTATGACACTCTAGGTACACAGTTCTATCCAGAACTAACAACCGAAAGTGATGAAGTTATAACAACAGAAGATTCTATCAGACTTGTTTTAGGATAAAAAATGTCAACAGTAAAAATTACCGAACTACCAGAATTAACGGACCTGGATTCAAACACCGCCAATACAATTTTGGTTGGTGTTGACATTCCTACAACGACAACTGGTAAAATAACTTTAACCACACTGGCAAGAGAATTATATTCCAATAATAATCTCACAGTGGGAAACAACTTCACAATATTACCCAATGTTGTTGGTCAATTTACAGGCAATTCTGTAAGTTATGTGCAGATCAATCTGCAAAACCTTGCAGGCAATGGATCAGGTGACATTGTTGTAACATCGGATAATGGTGATGACACCAACTATTATATTAATATGGGTCTTAACGGCTCAACATACAATTATCCAGGCTATACGTTCTCAGGTAAATTGGATGGTTATTTGGTTGTACAGGGAAGTAATACAAACCCAGCACTGCCAGGTGGTAACCTAGTTGTTGGTACTACAACTGTTGGTAAAGATATCACCTTTACACAAGGTGCTTTCGATACATCAGGACAAGTTGCAAAATTTATCTATGATACCGGCTTCAAGTTGCTCAAAAAGCCATTGATATTTGCAGACGGAACAGAACAAAACACCGCAGTTCTTTATTCAGGTGTTGATGCAAGGGTGACAGCGAATGCGACCTCTGCAAATTCCGTAATCAATAGCAGAATCAGTTCGAATATTGCAACAGTGAATACATTTACACAAGCATCTTTTGACAAAGCAAACAATGCACTAGCAAATTCTTCTGGTA